CTCGAAGGGCATCGGTTCCGGGGGCCGACAGTCACGATCAACGGCTAATTGTTCGGTATGATCACCGAGGAGGCTAAGGATGGCATACGCGACGCTAGCGCAGGTTAAGGCGGCTCTACGGATCACCGACACCGTGGACGACACACTGCTGGAGATGGCGCGTGTATCGGCCTCAAATTTGATCGACGGCTACACGGGGCGGACGTTCACCCCGTCGGGGACGGTCACGCGGGTGTTCGCCCCGGCCGACGACTACGTGCTCCAGACTGATGACATCGCGGGGACGGCCGTCACGATCACGTCGTCGACGGGTGCGGATGGCGTGTTCGATGTGACGTGGAAGACGACGGATTACCAGCTGGAGCCGCTGAACGGTGTCAGCAATGGTCAGGCGGTGCCATTCACGCGCATCCGTGCGATTCAGGATTACTTGTGGCCGACGGCGGGCGGTGAGGCGACGGTGCGGGTTAGTGGCGTTTTCGGGTTCCCGTCGATCCCGCTCGTCATCACCCAGGCTGCCGTCCTCCAGTCCTCGCGGATCTTCACTCGGTTGCAGTCGCCGCTCGGTGTCGCAGGGTTCGGGGAGATGGGTGTCGTGCGTGTCACGCGGGCACTCGACCCCGACGTCGCTGCACTGGTCGAGCCCTACCGCCGGATCGTCGGTGTCGCGTGACCGTGACCGTCGGCGAGTTGCGGGAGGGGCTGGCGACGAACCTCGCGAGGATCACGGGCCTGCGGGCGAGCGCGATCCAACCCGATAATCCGATCCCACCGCAGGCGATCGTGTTCCCGACGTCGATCACGTTCGACCGGACATTCAAGCGCGGACTCGACGAGTACCAGTTCACGGTGACGCTCATCGCGGGCCGTCAGGACGCACGGAATGGTCAGTCGATCATGGACGGCTACTGCGCACCGACCGGGACCGGGTCGATTAAGACGGCTATCGAGTTCGATCGGACACTCGGCGGGGTCGCGCAATCGCTGCGCGTCACTGAGTTGTCAGCCTACGGATCTACCAGTATTGGGGATACGATCTACCTCACTGCGGATTTTTCAGTCATCGTCTACGCATAGAAGGAGAGCACGGCATGGCCAAGTTCGTGGCAACTGACTACAAAACGACAATAAACGGGGTCGACTTTTCGCAGTCGATTGCGCAGGTCAATCTTGAGATCTCATCCGATGACGTCGAGACAACGGCGTTCGGGTCCACGTTCCGCACCCGCATCGGCGGCCTGAAGGATGGCACCCTCCAGCTCGACTTCATGCAGGACTTCGCAGCCGCCTCCGTCGATGCGACCCTGTTCCCGTTGATCAACACACTCGCGACCGTCGTCATCACCCCGACATCGGGCAGCGTGTCGGCAACTAACCCGAGTTACACGGCGCTTTGCCTCGTCAACCAGTACACGCCGTTCGCGTCGTCGGTCGGCGATCTTGCGACCGTGTCCGTGTCGTTCCCAACCTCCGGGACCGTTACTCGCGGCACCGTCTAACCGAGGGGATCACCTGCGATGATCAAGCGAATCCCTCTCAAAGTGGAATATGTGGATGGCACGGTCGAGCGTGCGCTGTGCACTGGCGCGGACTCGATCACGTTCGAGCGGACGTACGACCTGGGCATGGATCAGGTCGGGAAGCGGCTCGAATACGTGTGGTTCTTGGCGTGGGCGGCGTTGACGCGGACGGGGAAGGTCACTCGCACATTTGAGGAGTGGCTCCCGACCGTGGCAGGTGTCGGCGACGATGAGGAAGCGGAGGGGCTAACGGAGATCCGCCCTTTGGAGAATCCAGTACCCACTTCACCCTCGTCCACCTTGCTTACGAGTTCGGACTTCCTCCTTCAGTAATCCTGGCGGAGTCGGATCGGATGCAGATCACGATGTTGCGATACCTGCGTTGGCGGCATACCCAGAACGGCGACGGTAGGAGGCGCTCGAAGTGATGAAGGTGAAGATCACGGGTGAGCAGCGTGCGGTCGCAGTCCTGAAAGCATTCGATCGCGATAACTTCAAGGTGATCGATAAGGGGCTGAAGGAGGCGGGTGAGGTGCTGCGGGATGAGGTGCGGGTGAAGACTCCTAGCGGTGGCCCGTTGTCGAACTGGGGCCGCTGGAATGCGACGAAGGTGACCCGCAAGGGCGTGTCGACGACGAAGGATCTATCCTACAACGCGACGAAAGTCCGCACCGGCATCAAGGTCAATACGACTCAGCCGAAGAAATCGTCAACGGGCGGGATCTTCCGGGTCGCGGTCGCGACGATGTCGCCGGCCGGTGCCATGTATGCGATGGCCGGGTCGAATAAGAAACCACCGCCCGCTCCTGGCACTGGATACCGTGGCCAGTCGTTCGCGAACAACCTCAACAACAGGTCGGGCCGGAAGTATGCTCGCGGGTTGAATGAGGCAGCGAACAATAAGCCGGTCGTCGCGAAGGCGAAGGAGAAGGTCGCGGAAGTGATCCGCGAGGCGGAACGTAAAGCGAACAGAATCTTGGGGGGTCGCCGCTAATGGCAATCGACATTCTCATCCAAGGTGACTACCGGGACCGCGACATTAAGCGGGCGCAACGCGACCTCGATCTGCTCAGTAACCAGTCGGGGGCGACGGGTGCGGCGTTCGCGAAGATGAGCGGGCTGGCGGCCGGGATGGGCGCAGCGATCGGCACCGCAGCGATCCAAGCAGTTTCAGCGGGTGCACAAATGGCATTCGAGTTCGGTGTCAACGGTGTGAAGGCGTTCATCGCTGACGATGCGGCAGCCGCACGGCTCGCGCAGACGTTGAAGAACCTGGGGCTGGAGGGTGCGACCGCAGCGGTCGAAGCCAACGTGGACTCGTTGCAGCGGGCTGCGGGTGTGGCCGATGACGTTCTTCGTCCGGCGCTGGGTCGGTTGCTGACGTCAACAGGGAACGTTGCGGAGGCGAACAAGCTCCTCGCGCTTGCCGTCGATGTGAGCGCGGGCACGGGACGCGATTTGAATCAGGTCGTGCAAGCCCTCGCGAGGGCGTCGGACGGGTCAACGGCTGGACTGTCAAGGCTCGGCGCTGGACTCGACAAGGCGACCCTCGCGACCGGCGACATGGATGTGATCACGAAGCAGCTCGCGGCGACGTTCGGCGGGCAAGCATCGGTGAAGGCTGCATCGTTCCAAGGTCAGATCGACCGTGTCGGGATCGCATTCGGGGAACTCCAAGAGTCCTTCGGTCGCGGGTTCATGGCCGGGGTCGTGTCCGGCTTCAATGACGGCCGGAATGCGGGTGATCAACTCGCCGACACTCTTCAGGCTTTGGAGCCAACGTTCTACGACTTGGGTCAAACGATCGGCGGGGTCGTGCAGCATGTTCCGCGGTTCGTCGCCGGGTTCAAGGTGATTGTGAACGCGGCGACACTCACTCGTGAAACATTGCTTTCGGCGGTGAAGGGGTTCATCGCACTGGGTCAAGCGGTGTCTGGTGATTTTGAGGGTGCAGCGGCGACGGCCCGTGATGCGCTCAATCGGGTCACAACGTCGGGCGACTCCGTGATCGCTGCGTTCAATGAGTTGACTTCCGGGGCGATCCCAGCGGCGCGTGGGGCACTGTCTGGGACGGTGGCTAGTGCGGTCGCGGCGGGCAACGCACTCGGCGGAACCGGCGGCGGTGGCGGTGGTGGTGGGACCAGTCTCGCGGGTGGTGCATCCGCAGCGGCCGACAAGACCGTGGTCCTCACCGACAAGCAGAAGAACCTCGCCCTCACAATGGCGGGCACTCAGGTCGCGGTCAAGCAAGTCACCGACGAGATAGCGGCACTCACGAAGACGTCAGACGAATACGCTGCCTCGACCACTGCGGCAATCCAAGGGACCGTGAGTCTGTCGACGGCGTTTAGTGACGCGTTGAAGGCGAGTGAGGCGGGGACGCTCGCGACGGGTCAGACTGTCGCCGGTGCGACAATCGCGAACCTGACGGCGCAGATCGAGGCGACGAAAGCGTTCGAGGCATCCCTGAAGGCTATCTACGCGGCCGGTGGATCACTCGCCCTGATCGAGCAGCTGCGGAAGACGGCACTAGAGCAGGGGATGCCAGCGGGCACCCTACTCGCGACCGAGGTGTTGACGGGTGGGTTCGTTCCAGCGTTGACGGAGCAGTTGAAGGACTTCGACGTGTTCGCGGGTGACGCGGGCCAGGCGATGGCGGACAACTTCTTCGCGCAGGGCATCACGGACGCGAACGCTCTCCTCAACGGGTTGAGCACTGAGGTCGCCGCTCAGCAGAAGATGCTCGACCGGCTGGGGAAGAACATTGGTCTGCCGGTCGCGGCGGCGATCTCGGAGGAGATCGCGCAGGCGATCCGTGACGGTGTCGCGGATGGTCGTGCGGTCGCTGCGAGGCGTCGTGCGGAAGCGTTCGCGGCGGCGTCGTTCGTTCCGATCACGGTCGCCCCTGGCGCACCGGGCGCGGCGGCGTTCACTGGCGGCGGCATGGTCAATATCCCCGGGTTCGCGAATGGCGGGCCGGTGTCAGGTGGCCGGCCGATCATCGTCGGGGAGCGTGGGCCGGAGTTGTTCGTGCCGGGCAGCAACGGGAACGTCGTCCCTAATAACGCGATGGGCGGGAACTCGTACACGATCAACGTGAACGCGGGTGTGGGCGATCCGCGTGCGATCGGTCAGCAGATCGTCGAATACGTGAAGAAGTTTGAGCAGGCTAACGGGCCGGTGTTTAGGGCAGCATGACGATACGCGCCCAGATCGCCTTCGACCTGTCACTGACAACTGGCGTCAACTTCTTCACGTTGGACGACACAGATAAGGGCGTGCTCGATAACACCGAGTACGTCCTCGGTGGGGATGCACTCGTCGACGTCACGGAGTATCTGCGGAGCGTGCAGGTTGATCGTGGCAGGTCGCGGACACTGGAGAAGTTCACCGCCGGGCAAGCCAACATCGAACTCGACAACCGCACAAGGATCTTCGACCCGACCTACGCGCCGGGTCCGTACTTCGGGCAGATCCTCCCTAGGAAACAGATCGTCATCGACGAGGACGGTGAGGAACTGTTCAGCGGGTTCGTTGAGGACTGGAACTACACCTACCCGGCGGGCGGGTTCGACGCGATCGCCGAAGTGTCAGCCTCGGATGGTTTCACGATCCTTGCTCAGCAGACGATGACGGCGGGGACGCAGGTCGCGCAGTTGTCTGGGCCTCGCGTGACGGCGGTCCTCGACCAGGCGGGCTGGTCGACGGTGAAGCGGGACATCGGTCCGGGGCAATCCCTCCTCGATGCGGACAAGGTCTCGGCGACCACGAACGTTCTCTCCTACTTGCAACTCGTGGAGACGAGCGAGTTTGGGGCGCTGTTCATCGGCCGGCAAGGGGCGCTCACGTTCCGCGACCGGGCGCAGCTGCAAGCGTTCACCACTGGGATCACGTTCGGGCCGACTGGTATTCCATACCGTGACATCTCGGTCGTGTGGGGCACGGAGGAAATGAAGAACACGGTCAGCGTGACGTTCACCGCTGGCGGCACCGTCGCAGGAACCGCACTCACCGAGGACACAGCCTCCCAAGCCGCCTACGGCGTGATTGATCAGACGATCGCAACGATCCTGTCGAGTCAGGTGGAGGCATCCGCGTTGTCGTCGTGGCTCGTCGGCCTGTACTCCCAACCCCAGTACCGGGTCGACACGCTGACGGTGAGCCTCGATGGTGTGACGGCGGGGCAGAAGGCGAGCGTCCTCGACCTCGAACTGGGCGACGTTGTCACGGTCGGGTTCACCCCGTCGTCGATCGGCTCCGCGATCAGCCAGATCGTGAGCATCGACAAGATCAGCCATCAGGCGCTGCCGGATCGGCATGACGTCACGTTCACGTTGTCGCAGGCGCTCGCAGCCTTCATCCTCGATGATGCTGTGTTCGGGGTCCTCGATGACGATATTCTAGGATTCTAGGGAAGGAGAGGCATGGTTGCTTTCACGGCAGGGTCGGTCCTTACGGCCGCGAACCTGAACACGGCGTTCAATGCGTTGACGTTGCGCACGGTGACGGGGACGTCTGACACGCTTGTGCTCGCCGACAACGGCGGCGGGGTTACCTACTCGAACGCCAGCGCGACCACGTCGACGATCCCACCGAATGCGTCCGTGGCGTTCGCGGTCGGGACGAAGATCGTCCTCATCAACTTGGGGGCCGGTGTCGTTACGGTCACGGCAGGCGCTGGAGTCACCATCAACGGGGCGACGCTAACGCTCGCGCAGAACGCTGGCGGGACCTGTATTAAGACCGCAACGAACGTGTGGTCGTTCCTCCCTTTTTCTAGCGGTAGTGCCCCCGCAACCGTCACGGGCACTACCGGAAGCCCGACGGTCACGAACCCTTCGGGCAAGACGGCCTATGCGTTCACCGGCTCGGGCACGTTCACCACGGGCACCGCTGGCACGATGGGATTGCTTGCCATCGGTGGTGGCGGCGGCGGCGGCAATGAGGGCGGCGGTGGGGCTGGCGGATATTTGCGAACAACGATCACCCTTGCGGCGTCGACCACGTATACGGTCACGATTGGAGCGGGCGGCGCCGGTGCTGGCAATGGAACCAACGGTTCCTACAGTTCCGCATGGGCGTTCGTCGGGGTCGGTGGCGGTGGCGGAGCTTACCAGTTGCAGGGCAAGGAAGGCGGCTCAGGCGGCGGTTCCGGGTTCCTCGCTAATCCCACGGCCGGTGGCCTAGCGGTCGGGCAGCAAGGGTTCGCAGGTGGGGCGCACGTCGGCGCCGTCAATTCGGGCGGCGGCGGTGGCGGCGCTAGTGCAGCCGGTTCCGCATCATCGGGCACTACAAATGGAGCGGGCGGCACAGGCCTCACAGACTCAATCAACGGCACGGCAGTCGCTCGAGCAGGCGGAGGCGGCGGCGCTAACGGATTCAGCGGGGCATCCGCTACTGATGGCGGTGGCGCAGGCTCGACCACGACGGGCACCGCTGGCACGGTAAACACTGGCGGTGGCGGCGGCGGCGGCTGGGGAGTTAGCGGCGGCAACGGCGGCTCGGGCATCGTCATAATTCTGGTCGGCTGAGGAGGAGACATGGCACATTTCGCTCAGGTCGACGACAGCGGCATCGTCCGTCAGGTCATCGTCATATCTAACGCTGATTGCGGCGGGGGGACGTTCCCGGCATCGGAACCCATCGGTCAGGCTTTCATCAACGACCCACACCCTGACGGTCTGGCGCTCGAGGGCAATTACTGGCAGACGTCCTATTCGGGTTCGTTCCGGGGTTGTTTCGCGGGGATCGGGTTCTCCTACGATCCCGTTCTCGGTGTGTTCGTTCCTCCGGCTGAACCCGAGCCAGCGCCATGACGGCGGAAGATTACCTGCCGTTCGTCGCGGTGAGTGCAACACTCCTGGCGGGCCTGTCGTGGATCATCAAGGCGCAAATCTCCATGAGCAAGCAGTTCACCCCGAACGGCGGATCATCGCTCAGGGATGCCGTGAACCGGCTGGAGAAAGACGCGCAGGAGATGCGACAAGACATCAAAGACCTGCGGATGCATGAAGACGAGCGGGCCGAACGGATCATCAACTCCGTCGGCAAAGTCCACGCGAGACTCGATGAGCATGTACGCGACCACCTAACGAAAGGGCAGTGATGCGCACACGTAAGTTCTGGGAAGACGCAGCCGAACGCACCATCCGCACAATGGCCCAGGCACTCCTCGCACTCATGGGGACCGATGCACTCGGGATCGTCGGACTGGACTGGGCGCAGATGCTTAGTGTGGCGGCCGGCGCTGGCATCATGAGCGTCCTCACCGCGATCGTCGCCACCGGCATCGGTGACAAGGGCACCGCACAACTATTGAAGGAGAAGCCATGAGCAGCGGATTCGAGGAGCAGGTCCCGGTCGAGCCGGAAGACGGCGGCGAGTTCGTCGACATCGAGGAGGCGGGCGAGCATGGCGAAGAAATATCTTGAGCGCAACGTAAATCAGGTCATCACTTGGTCACGTAATCAGGTCAAAGACCCGACCCAAGACTGGACCGGACTCTGCCAGTCGCACTGCCGTCAGGCGTACGGTGTGCCGGCGTGGGCGGGGTCGGCGATCATCGCCTGGGGCAAGATCCCCAAAGCGCAGAAGACGATCGGCGGGAAACCATCCGACGCTCCACGCGGCTCCCTCCTGTACTACGACATCGGGCAGTTCGGTCATGTCGCGATCGCGATCGGGAAGCGCACGCACGGCAGCTGCCTCTCGAATGATTACGTGCGGCGGGGAATGATCGACGCTTGCTCACGCGACTTCCCGAGGTGGGGCGTCAAGTATTTGGGCTGGTCAGCGTGGACCCCGTTCGGGAGCCTTCGACTCGACCAGTGACGGTGATGACGTCCTCCCAGCCTTCAAGCGGGATCAACGTCATCGCGTGCGGCATCCGCTCGGCGTGCTGACGAATGATCCCCTCGGGCACTCCAGCCGTCCCCCGCTCGGCCTGCCGGGCGAGGCACGTCTCCAGGTCGGTGTC